GAAGAAGCGCACAGAAAAACTATAGGGTGGTTATTTATTAACAACCATTTGGGGGTAAAATGAAATATTTAGTAGGATTTATAGGTATATTATTTTTACCTTTTGCAATAGTTTTTGTAGCCTTTGAAGCAGCTTGTGTTTATATTGTTAATTCTTGTAATGAGGAGTAATCATGGCAGATAAAAACCCTATCACAGGTGATTTATTACAATCACGCATGAACAGTAAAGAGTTTGAAGATAATTTTGATCGTATATTTAGACGTAAAGAAGCATTTAAAGAATTACAAGAATCAGCCGATCAATACTTTGCAGAATACGAATTGCATCCTAGTACAGGAGAAGTGCAAAAGCGTTTTGTAGATGGTGTATCTAAACCCAATGGAGAACAATTTGGCAACGAGTCCGACTCAACTGAGTCTTAAACTTTTAAGGGAGCAGGGATGGCTAGTAGATGTTGTAGAAAAATTTATACCAGGGGCAAATATTAGAAAAGATCTCTATGGCTTTGGAGATCTGTTATGTATAAAAGGCAAAGACACTTTAGTTGTTCAAACTACAACAGCAAGTAATATGTCAGCTAGAATTAACAAAATAGCAGACCATGAAAATGTAGGTAAAGTTCGTGAAGCTGGCTGGGCTATTCATGTACATGGATGGCATCAAGATGATAAGCGTAAATGGCATTGTAAAGTGAAAGACCTAAGTTGAAATTTCAATCGGAAGAATATTACTACCAATACAAAGATGCGGTAATGGAAGCAATAGGCGAGGATAAAATGACTTGCCAAGAAATGTCTAAGAAATTAGACGTACATTACAACAGAATTAAATGGGTAATGTTTAGACTTAGAAACGAAGATCATTTATCATCATACAAATATAATGACATTACATATTACTTAAAGCCTAAGCCACATCCATTACAATCTATATTTGGCCATGAAGTAAAGTTTACAGAAGATCAAATAAAAGGCTCACAAGTTTACAACGATAAAGACGCAAAACATAATTTAAGATTTAACCCAGATCAAGATTCATTTCATGGTAGTTCTATAGTAGGTGAAGGAGTGAAAATAGGAACATGACGCAAGAAGATATTATTGCTATATACAAAAAAGTATTTCCCACAGGTTACGAGCCAGTTAGCGTAGAACGCATGGTAAGGTTTGCTAGACTTATAGAGGAAAAGGTTAAAAATGCTTAGTATGGATCGTTTATTATGTATATGCGAGGATTGGGCTTTATATATGAAAGCACATGATAGCCATAAACTAGGCTTTCCCAAGAAAGCAATTGGATTTAGTTCAGGGGGAGAATCAACAGCAGATGCTTTTGAGGATATGGTTTCAGCACAGGACTTAAAGAACGTACATACCATAGACAGTATCATTCATTCACTACCCAAGGAACAACAGGAAGCTATCTACACACGCTTTTTAAAGACTAGGAAACCATTTGCTTACGAATTTAAACTAGAGCTTGCTATGGACAATCTTATGACTATTGGCGGCAGACGTATAAATGCCTAAAATAATCTACACAAGCATACTGATTTTTGGTATAATCGCAGATGTGGGATAATTCTATCTATATGTTCCGCATAAGCCTACTTAAAACGTGGGCTTTTTTTATATCTATAACTCAGGAAACCAAGTGAAAATTACAGTATGCCAGGATTGCGGTGATGTCTATGACTATACCGGTTATCCAACTTGCCCTGAATGTATTAGAGATGGTGATACAACCAAAAAGTCTACAGATATACCCAAATTACTATTGAAAGATCAAAATGCCATACAATCTACAACAACATAAACTTTTTGAAGCAGCAGCTCACAATCCTAAAGTGGCTAAACGTGTAGGTATTCCAGTTGCAACAGCAGCTAAGATGGCATCAGAAGGCGTAAAGAAAGATCCCCATAAACTAGCGCAAGCCCTAATGAGTAAATAATATGATTGGTTCACCAGAAAACAATTTTAATACAATGCAACCACCACAACAAATGCCACAACCAAGAAATGTTATGTTGGGTAATGCTATGAGTAACCCACAAATGCCTAGACAGCCTATGCCGCCTAGACAACCTATGCAAGGCATGCCACAAGGTATGCCACAGCCAGCTATGTTACCACCAAGCCAATACGGTAATGCTACACCAACTATGCCTAACTACGAACAACCACAATCTAACGCATCATTTAACATGCAACCGCCTATACCTAACATGCAACCATCACAACAAGGCCCTATAGGTATGAACCAACAAGGTCAAAACAGATTTGGCGTAGGATTAGCAAGACCAACACAAATGCCACAAGCTACTCAGGTATCCTAAAAAGTATTAAATATGGCAAGCATAAGGGATACATTAGCTAACCTTGTAGAACAATACAAGCAAAGTGATGTTCCAGCAGCATATCTTTTACGAGGTGATGCTAAAGGCTTATGGAAAGATTTAAATACACCTAAGCCAGTAGATACAGCACAAGATATGACAAACCTTGCATTAGGCATGGTAGGTTCTATAAAGCCTGTAGGTAAAACAGCACAAGAATTAGCACATGCAACAGCTCAAAAGAACGCTGCAGAAATGTTAGGATTACATCCTGAAAACACAGCCATGGAAAGAGCTAAGGCTATGGGATTTAATCTTGATGAGCCTGTATATCATGGAACAGGTGCAGACATAAAAGAGTTTAATACAAATAATATGGGTCAATTTGGTAAAGGTGCATACTTTACTAATCAACCAGGATATGCTTCTAATTACGCATCAGGACGTTTATATCAAAGAAATGTACCTGAGGATGTAGCACCAAATGTTGTTCCTGCATATTTAAGATATGAAAAACCATACATGGTTGACCTTAAACAACCAGACCCTACTGCTAGCTTCTTAAAAAAGAATAAATATGATGCAATTATCAATAGAGAAGGATTAGGCGGAGATAATTTAGATTATAACGAGTTTGTTGCATTGTCACCAAATCAAATTAGGTCAAAATTTGCAGCATTTGACCCAGCAAGAGCAAAAGAAAATGATATATTAGCAGGTGCTATGGCATTACCAGTAGCCACAGACAAAGAAAAACGTAATAGAATGATAGAATTACTTAAAAACAAATAACGAGGAATCAGGCTACCCTGATTATTAGTAATGAATGAAAACAACGACTTAACAATTGATAGCACTCAAAACAAAAGGGGTGCGCCAGTAGGTAATACTAATGCAGTAAAACCTAAGATATGGACAGACGCAGTAAGAAAAGCTATTGTGCAAGGCGAAAACCTAAACTTATTGGCTCAAGCATTGGTAGACAAAGCTATAACAGGCGATATATCAGCACTCAAAGAGATTGGTGATAGATTAGAAGGTAAGGCTACACAGCAAATAGACCAAACTACTGAACATAGTGGTGAGGTTACATACACATGGAAGAAATAGTAATACCCTATACTCCACGAGAAGCCTTTAACCCATTACACGATACAAACAAAAGATGGGCTGTAGTAGTTGCGCACCGTAGAGCAGGCAAAACCGTAGCTTGTGTTAATCATCTCATAAGAGAAGCACTCATTACACAGCGCACAGATTTTAGAGGAGCTTACTTAGCACCTTTCTACCGTCAAGCAAAATCAGTTAGCTGGGATTACTTTAAATACTTTTCACGATCTATACAAGGTACTACCATAAACGAATCTGAAATGCGTATAGATTTCGCTAATGGTGCAAGAATACAATTATTCGGTGCAGACAATGCAGATAGCCTTCGTGGACTATTCTTTGATCTGTTAGTCGCTGATGAATATGGTGACTGGAAACCGTCCGTTTGGAATTACGTTATACGTCCTGCATTGGCCGATAGACAAGGTAAAGCTATTATTATTGGCACACCTAAAGGTCGCAATCAATTTTGGGAAGTGTATAACAGGGCTACTACAAGTAGCGAATGGTTGGCACTCAAGATCACTGCATCAGAAAGTAATATACTTCTGCCTAGCGAGTATGACTCCCTAAAAAGAGAAATGACCGAAGATGCTTGGCGACAAGAGATGGAATGTGATTTTGATGCTGCTATACCTGGTGCAATATGGGGTAGAGAACTATACCAAGCCGAACAAGAAAACAGAATCACAGAAGTTAAGTATGATAAAGAAGTCCCTGTACACACAGTATGGGATCTAGGATATAGTGATGATACTGCTATATGGTTCTATCAGGTCATTCATGGTGAAGTTCATGTCATTGACTGTTACGCTTCAAGTGGTAAAGAAATAGCTCACTATGCTGCGCAAGTGCTTACTAAGCCCTATAAGTTTGGTCTACATCATTTGCCACATGACGCTAAAGCTAAAACTTTAGCATCCGGTGGTAAATCTATTGTAGAACAGTTAGCTTCTCACTTAGAGTGGAAGAATATGCGTATTGTAACTAATCTATCTATGATGGATGGTATTCAAGCCGCAAGACTTATGTTTCCGAGAGTATGGATTGACAAAGAGAACTGTGCTGATGGCATAGAAGCTCTAAAGCAATATCAACGTGAGTGGGATGAGGATCGCAAGATATTCAGAGATAAACCTAAACACGATTGGACATCTCATTTTTCAGATTCTTGGAGATACTTGGCTGTATGTTGGCAAGAAGAAGCTAAGATAGAGAAGAAAGATGAAGAACCTAGAGGATTGCATGTAGGTAACACAAAGGTAACATTAAACGAATTATGGGATACAGTCCCTAAAACACAAGGTGGAAGGATCTAAAATGGCAGGAACAAATCAAAACGTAGGTGGTTATAAATTATTAACAGCAACAGGTAACGTATGTCCATTTGGTACTAGCTTACTAGGTATCTTTGCATCAACATCTACAGTAGGAACAGTAACTATTTATGATAGTGCAAGCAATACTACTACAGCTAAAGTAATTGATACAGTAACATTAGTGGCAGGTACATGGTATCCAATGCCTATCTCTACAACATCAGGTGTTTACATTGTTGTAGGTGGAACTCTTAGTGCTACTGTGGTATTTGCATAAGTATGACTAAAGTAGAACTTTACCTAAACGTTGTCACGCAGTATGACAAAGAGTTCTCCAAATGGATGAACCGTACTGACAAGATATTGCGTAGATACAGGGATGATCGTCAGGTCAATTCCACTCAAACACGCTATAACATGCTATGGGCTAACGTACAGACATTAAAAGCTGCTACGTTTTCACGCATGCCTAAGCCAGATGTATCACGCAGATTTAAAGACAACGATCCAGTAGGTAGAGTAGCATCCATGATCTTAGAAAGAGCCATGGATTTTGAGATTACTCATTATGAGGATCTTAAACATTGCTTAGAGTCTAGCGTATATGACAGATTCTTAGGTGGTCGTGGTTCAGCATGGATTCGTTATGAGCCTAAGATTGAGTCTATGGACTACGAAACATCAGAGTCAGATGAAGAATCAGATGAAGCAGCAGAATACTTAGATTCAGAAGCAGCACCTATTGACTATGTACATTGGAAAGACTTTGGACATGAGTCAGCAAGAACATGGGATGAAGTAAACAAAGTATGGCGTAAAGTCTATATGACACGCAAAGCTTTAGTTGACAGATTTGGTAAGGAATTAGGTAACAAAGTACCATTAGATTCAAGCCCAGATGACCAAAAATATAAAGACTCAGATGGTATAGGTAAAAAAGGCCTTATTATTGAGCTATGGGATCGTGAAACTGAAACAGTATTATGGATCTCTAAATCACTTAACCAAATCTTAGATGAAAGAGATGATCCGTTAGAGCTAGAAGAATTCTTTCCATGCCCTAAACCACTTTATTCAACTATTACTAACGAATCACTTGTACCAATCCCAGACTTTACATTATACCAAGATCAAGCTAATGCTTTAGATATACTCTCTACACGCATTTCTGGACTGATAGACGCATTAAAAGTTCGTGGTGTATATGACGCATCAGAACCAACATTACAACGCTTATTTACAGAAGGTGAAAACAATACTCTTATTCCAGTTAAGAATTGGCCTGCTTTCTCTGAAAAACAAGGTCTTAGAGGTGCTATTGATATTGTGGACATCACACCTATCGCTATGGCTCTTAAAAATGCTTATGATGCTATGGCACAAATTAAGCAAGAAATCTACGATATTACTGGTATATCTGACATTATTCGTGGCCAATCTAATGTAATTGAAACTGCAACATCAGCTCAAATTAAGAGCCAATTTGCATCACTACGCTTAAAAGAATACCAAGATGCTGTAGCTTGTTATGCTTCACACATACTTAAACTAAAAGCACAAGTTATCTGCGGACAATTCCAACCAGAAACACTTATTAAGATTGGTGGCGTTGCACAGTTAGGTCAAGACGATCAAGCATTAGTACCACAAGCTATAGAATTGCTTAAAAACAATCCTATGCGTACATTCCGTATTGAAGTAGCTACAGATTCTATGCTTTATCAAGATGAGCAACAAGAAAAGGCTGATCGTGTAGAGTTCTTAGGTGCAGTCGGTACATATTTAGAGAAAGCTGTACAAGCATCACAAGCTATGCCACCGGAAGCTACTCCATTACTTATGGACTTGCTCAAGTTT